TTTACTTTCTCTTATTTTTTCTATCTTCTGCTTTTTTCTTTAAATGTTGAATTAACATTGCTACGTAAACTTCTCTTTCCCAGGGCACCATATTTTCTAATTCTGTCAAACTCCAATTGTGTTCCTGCATCAATAGGAAATTCGTTTTATAATAATTGTCTAACGAATCCTGAGAAAGAGTTATACGAAAAAATGCTCTACTCCATTTATAATGGCCTCATTTGTTGTTCCACAAGAGGAACATTTAAACTGTATGGCCTTTCCTAATACAGGTGTTTCTGACAAAAATTCTCTTGCTTCTTCTAAAACTGCCAGTGGTAAATTCTCAACAAACTCTTTAAATTCTTCAGGATCAAGATCTTCCGGTACCGTTGTTTCTTCAGTATCATATACTGCTTCCACACAGTTAAGTATAACCTCCAAATCAGATAATTTATCAATTTGAATCATAACCTCTGCTGCAGGTCTTTTAAATATAATACCGCCTTTATCATTAATCCTAATATCTTTTCTATTTTCTTCTATATTACCTACAGTTTCAAAAGAATCCATATCCATAGTATAGTTTATTTTAGTTTCACATTTACCACAAGTCAAAACAAACTCTTGTTCAGGTCCTGTCGATCTTCCTTTTAACTTTAAAAAGATGTATTGTAATTGATACATCTCTAATTTTTTTACTGCTACTTCACCAAAAGTACAATTTTCAATGACCTGCTGTACTGCTAAAAATTGACTTGATATATCAGAAGCCGCAGCTTGTGTCAATATGTTCCCTTCTTTAACTAAAAAAGGTCTTGCTAATATTTCTTCTTCTATACCAGGAACTTTTATGTTGAACCTAGGTACATCCAAATTAGGTAGTGCCATTATATTCTCCTATAATTTAATCAAAGATCCTTTGAAGGATCCCACCTATCTGTCCTAATACTCTCCTATTTCTCAGTCTATCTCTTACTGCATCTCTGGGATTACGCTCTCTTTCATTATCCTTTCTCACCCAACGCTTAGCTGTAAATGACACTGATATTCTAATGTGACCCGTGTTAGACCAAGAAAGAGGAGTCACGTTAATTAGTTTAGGTATTGCTTCTTGTAATTCATATTTTGTTCTTATATTGTTTTGATTATCCAATACAGCTACTTGTATATTTCTGGCAACATCCTGTATATAAGCAGACTCTTTTGTGTATGGATCTACAGTTCTCAATATCCAATCTTCAAATCTATCACGTATTTCAAAATTGCCGTCACTAATAAAAGTGAAAACTACATCTTGTGTAAGAAACTCTACATTTTGATTTCTATATTCAGTCCATGACCCTTTCTTATAAGGAACATTTGTAGCTGACAATCCTGGTAACTGAGCTTCTTCACACATTACTGTAAATATAAAATTATCACGTAGACGTAAAGGAGGTACTACTTCATCTGAATCAGGTAACGTAAAGGTAACTTCAAACTTATCCGAACGAGGAGTATAATCATTTCTTACTTGACTTAAAAAGTTTTCAAAAGTTGATTGTGAGTTAGCCATTTATTATTTCTCTGCTTTGTCTATATACTTGATTCTGTGTTGCCCCTGCAAAATCATGTGTCGGTAAAAATATAGAAGCTCTCCAGTGTTCAGGATTTATCTTTACGAACCTAGTCTGGACTTGACTATACAAATACTTTTTCACTGAGGGTTTTACTTGTGGGAATCGGCCAAAGTTTTTTAATAGGCCCCAACTGACTTCTATTTTACTTTTATCAGTCAACGCTTTGTCAGTAAAATTCATTAGGTTTCCCAATAACTGAGCCCTCATCATATAAGGTAGATAGTGAAAGTTTATTCCGACAAACCCGTTTGATATATCATCAAACGGCAAACATAAGGGGAACCTATCATAATATGGCAAGCTGTCTTTGAACTTAGGATCATACTGAAACATATACATATTACCAGGTTCTAACCTACTAGTAAACTCGCCTATGTCAGTACGAGACACTTCAGCAAAAGTATTGATACCGTTAGCCATTTTACGAACAGCATCTTGGTACCATCTGAATGAACGGTCCTGTTCGCCTGCCGCGGCTCTTATGTTTTGGAATGGATTAGCCATACCATTATTTATAATGGTTTTATAGGTTCAACTCTTTTTCTGTAATAATTTTGAATTTCCAATTACGGTCTTTACAGAATTCTTCAGCTGCTTCCCACTTGGCTAAATTCACACCCCATTGTTTTACTTCTTGTATGAACCTTTTTGTTCTTCTCTTAGGAACCTTAGGTTCTTGTGTAAAACGATAGGGCTTGACTTCTACAAGATACATTTCAGTGATATTATTGTTGACTACTTTGACGTAGAAATCCACAAAGTATCTATGGTATCTGTTGTCTATAGGTGAACGATATGGTATAATTATTTCTTCACTTCCCCATTCTTGCACTGAATCATTGAGATCACACCAATTCATAAACTTCAATTCGTATCCGGAACGATACACTATGTTTGATATGTCACCTTTATATTTGGCCGGGTTTCTTGGCCTGAACTTTCCTTGATATAATTGTTTAGTGTATGTCATTTGCCGTTATAAATAAAGAAAAACAATCTTTCGGATTATTTATATGGCAATCGACTTTTTAAATCCAGACAAGCCAATCGACTTTACTGATACTAGCGCTTTAGAAGCATCTATAGCTAGAAAAAATGGAGAACCAGAAAGTTTGAGTCCTGCTCTTCCTGGTGGGGCCAGGCTTGCCAGACAAGAGGTATATAAATTCCCCTCGGATGTAGGCAATGATAACTCAGATTTATTACACAGTGTAATATTTTATATTAACACTAGGGAAAATACTAGAGCTGCAAGAAATAGCGCAGGCACCCGTACACCTGGTAGTATTTCTAATACTGGTCTAGGTAGACCCAATGAGGATGGATTAAACAATATGATAGGGGAAAATAGGGACGGGGGATTTGCTCTGGGCCTTCTTTCTTTAGGAGCATTTGGTGTAGTAAAAAAAGGCCTTAATTATGTTGGTGCACCTGGTATAGTACAAGATGTAGGAGCTCTTGGAGCTGCAGGTGGGGCACTTGTAACTGGCGTTGATCTGCCTGATTCATTAGGAGCTAATTTTTCAAAAGTTAGTGTAAAACAGGCAATACAACTTTTTGTATCAGGACCACCCACTGCTGAATATTCTGCTAATTGGGAAAATAAAGATTTAGGAATTGTAGGTGGGGCGCTCACTCAAAACGGAGTTTCTTTAGGTGATATTATCACAGACGGTGAAGGTGATTTTGATATACCCTTCACTGATAAAAGTGTCAATTTAAGTCAGTTTATTAATGTAGGAAGTGCGGGTGCAAGATCACTAATACAAGGGGCTGCTGACTTGCCAGGTAAAATAGGTATTGCGGGAGATTTAGGGGCTGCATTTGATTTAATTTCAGGCAATACTCTAAACCCTTATAAAGAACAATTATTTCAGAGTATGGGATTTAGAAAATTTGGATTTGGTTATAAGTTTATTCCTAGAAACGATAGGGAATTTAACAATGTTATGAGTATTATTCAGTTATTTAAATATCATATGCACCCAGAAAGAAATGACAACAATTATACACTTATATATCCTTCTGAATTTGAAATAGAATATCGTTATAAGGATAAAAGAAATGAGAATTTAAGCAAAATTGCTCCGTGTGCATTGACTGATGTTAAAGTGTCATTCGGCGGTCAAGATTCATTTACGTCTTTCAAAGGCACAGATGGTAAACCTGTAGAAATTAATATGCAGTTGTCGTTTGCAGAACTAGAAATGCTCACTAGACAAGGACTTGGTGATCGTGATGGTACAGGAGTTTCTGAAACTAACTGGAGGAACACATTCTAATGTATTTTAGAGCTATGCCAAAAATAATTTATCCTTTGCCTGATGGTTCTTTTACATCAGCTAAGGATATTTTTAATAGAATAGGTTTTAGAAGCACTCCTAAAGGTAGATTAGCATTAGAATCTTACTATATTGAAGAAGGAGATACTCCTGATATTGTTTCGCATAGATTTTATGGTAATCATTTATACCATTGGTTGATATTTTTTGTCAATGATATTACAAACCCTTATGAAGAATGGCCTAAGAATAATATACAATTAGACGAGTATGTTAAAAATAAGTATGGCAACGGCAACGAAAATGCTGTGCATCATTATGTTATTGCAGGCACAGATACAGTAGTTGATTATGACGCAGCCAAAGTTACGAGCGGTGAATATTCAGAGGTATCAAATTATGATTATGAAATTGAATTGAATGATGAAAAAAGACAAATTGCACTTGTTCCTAGTGAATTTGTAGGTGATTTTGTTAATCAGTATAAAAGGCTGATGGCTAATGCAAGATGAACTTTTACAAACCGGTTCAGTCATAGTTGAAGATGTTATTATAGTAAATCAATATGACAGAGGAACGGGACTAAAAGAATTTTTTACAGAAATTAATATATTTGAGGATATGTATTCTCCTTGTTTATTTGCGGAAATACTTATCACTGATAACATTAATTTAATTTCTACATTTCCTATTGTGGGTGGTGAGCTTGTTGTTATAAAATTTAGAACCCCGACCTTTGAAGATACTCCCCCTACAGTATTTGAAAAAACTTTCTATGTTTCCGGTATAAAAAATAGAACAGTTAAGGGCGACACTCAAGTAAGCTATCTCTTGGAGTTAATCTCACAAGAAGGATATATAGATTTACAAACAACGGTAACTGGGTCTTTTTCTGGGACTACCGATGAAGTAGCTGCAAAAATATTTGAAGATTATTTAACAGTAAGTGATTACAGTTATTTTTTAATAAACGATCCCCCACATAGCACAAAAATAAAATATACTTCTAATTTTTGGTCACCCTTTAAAAATCTTGCTTATATCTCTAAGAGATGTCAAAGTTATAGTGGTATAGCCTCTGACTTTTTATTTTTTGAAACTAAGAATGCTTTTATGTTGGCCAGTCCTGAATCGTTAATAAAGAAACAAAGAATAGAAGGTCTTTTTGATGAGTATGTTTATGAACTAGTGCCGGGAACTTATAAAAGAAAAAGAGACGGAAATTCCTATTACGGCACTCCGGTTAGTGATGAGATGACTAGGGTTATTTCCATAAAGGTGCCTCGTGTTATTGATAGTGTCGGTAATTTAATGAATGGGTATTATGCTAATGCTGTTAGAAGCTATGATCTGACTACTAAAAAAATTACAGAAACTACATTTGATATGTCAAAAGATGCTCAAGGATTCTTTAAAACAGCAGATGGAACTGCAATTCCTCAAAATGTAAATTTAAATCCTTATAATTACACTTCTTTTGTTCCGGTCAATTCTTCCCTATACACAGATTACGGAATAACAAACAATACTGATTTACCAGAAGGTCATCCTGCAGACTATATTATAGACAAAACACATTATAGACACTCTTATTTAAACTCTTTGCTTGCTACTAAATTCTCTATTCAAATCCATGGTAGAACTGATATGGCAGTAGGAATGTGTATAAACTTTTTATATCCTTCTACAGGGACAAAACTAGTAGACGCTACTGCCGCTGATGCGGTTGATAAATATTTGTCAGGAGTGTTTTTAATTACCGCAATTAGACATTTTATTACAAACGACAAACATACTATGCAGGTTGAAATAGTTAAAAATGGATTTAACGAGGCAATAAATTAATGTTAGTACCTCAGTTTAAAATGTGGATAGGGGTTGTTGAAGATAGAATCGACCCTGAACAATTAGGTAGATACCGAGTACGTATTCTTGGTTATCATACTGCAAACAGAGAATCTTTACCTACAGACAAACTTCCTTGGGCTGTACCAGTTATGCCGGTCACAGGAACAAGTGTTTCAGGTGTAGGCGAAACACCAAATCTCACTAACGGATCTACTGTTATAGGATTCTTTGTTGATGGTGATGACGAACAACAACCAGTTATACTTGGCTCGATGCCAGGCCTTCCTACAGAAAAAGTAGAAGATGACAAAGTAGGTTTTAACGATCCAAAACACATTTATCCTTTCACTACTAAAGAAGGTAGAAACGGACTCAAAGAATCCGACTTGTCAAGATTAGCCCGAGGCGGAGAAGCAGAGAAACACGCTAGCTTAATTAAGAAAAGAAGTGTTAGAGTGGAAGAAGTTCCTACTGCGAGAGCGCCTGATGTTAGTAACACTTCCCCGAATATTTCAGGAGCTTCATATGAGAACGGATCTTGGTCTGAACCTCATGCTCGCTGGGGGACTACAGGAGAAGGAACCTACAGTGAACCTGGGACTGTTCCGACTTTTGAAAATGGAACAACCTCAGTTTATCCTTACAATCACGTTAAAGAAACTGAATCAGGACACATATTTGAAGTAGACGATACTCCTTTTAATGGCAGAATACATGAGTATCATAATTCAGGGACATATAGAGAAATACAGTCAGACGGAACTAGGGTTACTAAAATAGTATCTAGAGATGTT